CTTGTTTCAGACTTGAACGAATCAATTTAGAATTAAAGTTAGAAAACAAGGAGTTAAAAACGGAAATAGAAAGCCTAACCACGGAGTTATGAAGTGTAAAAACTGCAAGTCTGTATTTAACCCCGTTCGATTTAATCAAAAATATTGTCTTGAATCCGATTGCGTTCGTGTTTGGGTAGAAGTTGAAAAGGAAAAGCAATGGAAGAAAAAGAAGAAGATGCTAAAAGACGAACTCCAAACGCTTCCCGAACTTCTGAAATTAGCCCAAATAACCTTTAACAAGTACATACGACTACGCGATAAGGATAAACCTTGCGTAAGTTGTGAAAAGCCGTTAGGAGCGAAATACGACGCAGGACACTATTTCAGTATGGGTGGACACAAAGCGGTTACCTTTGACGAAGATAACGTACACGCCCAATGCGTAACGTGTAATCAATATAAACACGGAAACTTAATTAACTACCAAATAGGAATCCAACAGAGAATAGGCGCTGAAAGATTAATAGAACTACACGCCAAAGCCCACGAAGTAAAGAAGTGGACAAAAGACGAACTTAAAGAAATCATTAAACGCTATAAAACAAGAATAAATGAGATTTGAAACGCTTAAAGACCTACAAAACGAATGCGAGGCAATAGCTATTTTTTGCGATGAATACGATTTAAGTTGCAGAAAGTTGGACGAAAACGACATAGATTTTGAGTTATTAAAAGACGAACGAATAATAGGTTACGCAGAAGTAAAAGGGAGAAACAAAACAATAGAAGAAGCCTACCCGTTACCCATAGCCGTAAGAAAGTTAGTTAAGCTAATGGAAAAAAAGACGAACCCCGTAATTATTTGGAAGTGTTACGACGGCATTATATACGGAAAACTTGAAAAACTAAAGGGACAAATAAGAATAGGGGGAAGAAAACCCCGTGAAAATTCCTTTAACGATATTGAGTTAATGGCTTACTTTGAAAGGTCAAAAGAACTAATAGAAAAAAAAATTTAAAAAAAATTTATATCAAAGTATTGCAGATTAAAAAATAAGTATTACATTTGTGTATAATTAAAAACGAAAACGCTATGAAATTAACTACTGAATTTATCGCAAACAATAAAGTAAACGGCAACTTTCAAAAACTTGTAACTTACTGCAATGAGACTTACTGCATTAAAAGTATTACTGATACACGAGTAACCATTAGTAGGGTTATGGATAAAAACACACGTTCGGGAAGATTTAATAGCGGTAATGCTTGGTTTAAAAATGATGAAACAATGACTCAATGGTATTTAGATAATAGAATTATACGATAAAAATCCCACAGTATTCGTATAGGGTTGACGGCTCGGAAAGACGAGCATATTTTAAATTTTTAATTTTATACGCTATGAAACATTTATTCAAATCGTTGGCAGCCTTCCAACAAGAAGTCCCCGTAATTCACAAGGGAACGCAAGGCTTTGGTTATTCTTACGCTGATTTACCCGCTATCTTTGAAAAGATAAACCCACTTTTAGCTAAACACGGATTAGGCTTTACGCAGTTGTTAGACACTAAAGAAGGTGTCGATTATATTGCTACCGTTATTTTTCATATTGAAAGTGGTGAAACGTTAGAATCTAAAGTAGCCATTCCGCAAGTTACGTTAAAAGGTATGAACGATTACCAAAGTTTCGGAAGCGGTGTTACTTACTTTCGTCGATACGCTTTAAGTTCGGCGCTCGGATTAGTTACGGACAAAGATACGGACGCTTCGGGCGAACAAATAAAGAAAAGACCCACTATCGATAACAAACGACTTGGTAAGGCTTTAGAAATGATTGCCGAAGGTAAATATACCAAGGAACAATTAATTGAAAATTTTGAATTAACCGAAGGTCAAACTAAACTACTCGAAAACGTATGAAAGTCCGATGTTCTCAAATTGGTAAGATAATGACTAACCCCCGAAAGTCGGGGGAAGTCCTTTCGCAAACCGCTAAAACGTACGTTCAAGACCTTGTTTTAGAAGAAAAGTACGGCATTAAAAAAGAATTTAGTTCACGTTACACGGATAAAGGAAACGAAGTAGAAGACCTTTCGATAGGGTTGGTTAACGAGGTTCTCAATTATAACTTTATTTACAAGAACGACGAATTTTTTGAAAACGAATGGATTAAAGGAACGCCCGACGTAAACACGGACGAAGTATTAATAGACGTTAAGAGTTCTTGGGACGCTGCTACCTTCCCGTGGTTTGAAACTGAAATACCAAATAAAGATTATTATTATCAGTTGCAGGGTTATATGTGGTTAACGGGTAAAAAAGAATCCGTTTTAGCTTATTGCCTAATCGACACCCCTTTAGAAATAGTTGAAGACGAAATACGCCGTACCCATTGGAAACTTCATCTAATCGAAGAAAACACGGAAGTACGAAAAGAAGTTGAATCTAAACACAAGTTCGGACATATTCCGAAAAACAGACGCGTTAAATATTGGTTCGTGCAAAAAGACGAATCCGTAATTGAGCAAATAAAAGAACGTGTCGAACTATGTAGAGAATACTATAACCTATTAATGAAAACCTTATGACAAAAGACGAAGCAAGAAAATATTTAGAAGATTACTTAAAAGAAAAAAATGGTAAACTTCCTATTTATGATGAAATTGTTAAAAGATTTGGTACACCATTAATTATTGAAGATATTACATTTATTTTATTAATATGTATTGCGTATGATTTAACACCTAAAATAAACCAAAGCAAATGAACATAACACACGAACAAAAACACGAAGACACGGTACTAATGGCAGTAATGACCAAGTATTATGAACGTAGTCAAAGAGGAATACGAAAATACGGAACTAACTTGGACAGAACGGACATAGATTTACTCGGTTGGATTAACCACCTTCAAGAAGAACTTATGGACGCAACGTTATATTTAGAAAAGATAAAAAAAGAAGTAAAATAAAGTCCTTTAAAAGAATCAAAAACCTATTAAAATAAACCTTATATGAAACAAACAGCAGTAGAGTGGTTAATTGAAGAATACTTTGGGGGTATGGAAAATTGTACTCCCGATTTTAGATACCACATTGAACAAGCCAAAGAGATGGAGAAAGAGCAGATAATTGAAGCTTATTTAAAAAATCATTTGCAAGGATGTTGGATGAAAAATACACCTGAAGAATATGCAGAACAATACTATAACGAAACCTATGAAAGCAAAACTAACATTTAACCTACCCGAAGACGAACACGATTATTACTGCGCAACAAAGGGTAAAGATATGTTTGTAGTTATTTGGAATCTTCAGCAAGAACTCCGTAAGCTATACAAGTACGAAGAACTAAACGAAGACGAATGGCAAATAGTTGAACGAATGCGAGACTTTCTAAACGATAGACTAAATGAAAACGAAATAAACTTAAATAAATAAATAATGGAAACAAAAAAAAACACGGGAGCGATTTTTAAGAACGACAAAAAGCAAGGTAACCAACCCGACTACCGAGGAAAAGTAAACGTAAATGGCAAAGAAATGGAAATAGCCCTTTGGCTTAAAGAATCAAGTAAGGGTACAAAGTATTTTTCGTGTTCATTTAGCGAACCATACGTGAACGAAAGCCCAAAACAAGTTCACACACAAATAATTGACGAAGACGATTTACCCTTTTAATTATGTTTATAGACGATAATAGCCTACGTAAGGAGTTAAAAGAAATTCTCCTTACCAAAACACGAAACCAAGTAGTCAAGGAAATAAAGTCCAAAGGTTTAAAGATGCATCAGTACACGATAGACCGATTTTTGTCGGGCGCATTGGTAAGTATTAAGACCTTACGAACCTTGGACGAATACGTTTACAGAGTAAGCAAGGGAATGTAACATTAAGCCGACTTTTTTTAGTCGGTTTTTTTGTTTTTTGTTGCGGTTAAAAATTAATCATTATATTTGACTACAAACTAAACAAATGGAATGGCTTAACATCGTCGCAAAAGACCATAAAGAATGGGTAAAAGTCGTCGAATCTTTCGGCGAAGATTTTTTTGCTGAAGACATAGTACAAGAAGCCTATTTAAGAATTTACAAGTATTGCAAAGCCGAAAACATAATTAAGAATGGTCAAGTTAACAAAGGATTTATGTATTTTACTCTTCGCAATCTTTACCTTTTACATTTACGCAGTAATTCACGATTGGAAAAAGTCCCGCTCGAACAAGTCGTAGTAAAAGACGAACCAAGCGAAATGGAGAAAGAAGAAGCATACTTTAAGCTATTAATGAAG